GGAGCCAGTTGTTGAGAAAGTGCCGCATTTCCTACGGGCTGCTGTACCATGTCAGGCGTAATATTGATTGGGTCCATTACGAGCGCAGGACCTCCCGGCGCGCCTGCTAACCCAGCGCCCATATCTGCACCAAAGACGCCAGCCTTATCGCTCAGTGCGCCGAAGGCGTTATCGGAAATGGAACTACCGATCCCAACACCTCCAGCAAGAGATGCGCCGCCGAATGCGCCGAGACCGGCCATAAGACCCTTGCCGAGATTGCCAGTAAGAGCAGTTTGTCCGGCACCCACGATGCCCGCAGCAAGAGGCGCACCCACACCTGTAGCAGCAAGACCTACGCCTAGGATGGTCGGAAGTAGTTTTTTGAGGAAGCCAGCTTCGGGAAGACCCGTTTCCGGGTTAATTGAGAGCGAACCGCCGCCCGCCATGGCCAGTGCCTGTAGGCCGCCAACCTCGTCGGGGGTCATGTGTACCAGCATGGTGTCCTCGCCTCTACCTTGAGACTGGACTGTTTGCGCCATGGGTGCGTACATGTTTTGCATCGTAGTATTTCCCTAGTACTAAGCGCTTACTAACACAATTACGGTATGATGCCTACCGTGACATCTTCTAAACTTGAAACGAAACTAACGGCTAATACCGTAGAAGCAACCTCTGGATACGGCGCAGACGCAGCTTTTGCTGCTAAACTTACGTTAGTATCTGGCGAGGCCCACTCTAATTCTATGTACTGCCCAGCCTGTAAGTCTATATTAAAGTTATAGGCAAACGACCTTTCTGTACCGCTGCCGCTAATAGTATACGGTCTCGCCGAGTATCCGATGTCTGTCCCATCTCGGTTCAACCAAATATAGACATCTTTACTGCTAGAGTTTGTACTTTCTATAGTGGCAGTAAACTGAAAATTATAAATGCCCGGCTTAGCTACCGTGACTTGAGAATTGTTTGCGCCTTCTACGGTTATGTCATGGGTAATATAAGTAGTGCCAAACTCAACTGGTGTGGATGTATCAGCAGCGGCAAGTGTTTGCGTAGTAGTGTCGTAGAACAAACCGCATGGATTTATAATATACTCGCCGTGCCCTTGGAAGTATTCTGCCGTTATTGGCGTTTGTGAGTCCATCTGCGAGAAGTATAGTTCCAACGACCGCACTAGCTGCCGAAACTGCTCTTGACTATAGTTAGCCATAGGTGCCGGTAAGTTAGCGGCGCGGAAGAACTTCATAGCCATTAGCGTCGCCCGTCCGGCCTAACATCAAGACGAGGTACACCCAGTCGCCAGTCAACGCCTAGACCTTCAGACACTACCTTTAACGCCATCTGTCTTGCGCGAGCGCGGACAAATATCTGGTCTGTATACTGCCCCACAGCGGTGCGAATTACCCGGGCGTTGTCTTCCTCTTCAGTATCTAGCGGGCTACCGGGGAAATTGCGGTGCCTTAGCTCTAGAGTAACTTCAGGCTGCTCAGCGGTTGATACACCAAAACTTATGTCAGGGACAACCCGCTTACTAAGCATGAACTGGTCGCCGTCGCCCATGTCAAAGTCGTTTGAGCGGATGTAAGAGACCATAGCGGAGCCGTCGTCATCCACGCCATACTCGTGGTTATATATGTTTCCGGTTGTCGTGCCGCCTACGGTATTCATTGCTTGTGGATACGGGCGCAGCGGGCTGTCGAGCCATGCAGTGCGCGGCAAAGTGCCGTAGTACCATACCTGTTGTACGTAGTTAAACACAACATACGCGTCGTTATAATTGGAACCCTCAGTCGGGTAGAACCACCAAATCTCGTCCCATTCCTCGTTGTTACCGCAGACCACTTGGTCAGCCTGCGTGAAGTTAAAGTTGTCAAACACGTGGCTTGTTAGCGTGCAGGGTAGGGTCTCGATACGCCCTGTGTAGGCATAGAACTTGTCCTTACCCATCCAGAAAGTAATGTTAGACGCGGTGGTCATGCTCCTTGGCGAGATAACCGAAATATTATCGCCGTATTCCTGAATACCAAATACGTCCAACGTGCCCAAAAACTGCATCGTGTAGAGATGCGTATCAGTCCAGATCAAGATTTCCTGCCGAGTTGGCAGTGCCCGAACTATTCGCGATCCACGGGAAAGGCGCAAGTCACCCGCAGTATTGGTAGAGGACGGAGTCCAGTCGCCGGGGGTATCTTGGTCAGCCCAACGAATAAGCAGCGGATCAAAGTCGGCAGCGCTAGTAGAGCCAAAAGGTACCGCGCCAAAAGCAATCAGGTGTTTATCCTGCTGCGATACCAAAAGCTGCATAATCTCTACGGGGACAGAACTAGCAGTGTACCCCTCATTAGTAGCGTAATCGACTAGCCGGATGGCGCGTGTGGCAAGAGAAGGCGCAGGGTCAGCATTTGTACCGCGCTCCCAGATATACCCTTCTCCGTTACGCACGTTCATCACAAGGTCGTTATCGAAGTTATCAAACCACCAATCTTGCTGATACTCGACTATACCACCGGTAGTGGTACCCAGACCCCATTCGTCGCGGCCCCAAGAGCCTGCGCCCCAGCCCAGACCAAGTGTGTTTATCTCGTTGCCCGGAAGCAAACCAAAATCTATGTCGATAGCGGTGCCGCCCCCACCAGCTACAGTGGAAGTGGCAGTGGCGCTAGTTTGAATAAGAAACGCGGTCGCGCTCTCAATCGATGTAATTGTGTGCTTAGCGTTTATTACGCTATCCGCGATACCGCCTACAGTGCCTGTCACCCCAGAAATAGTTATAGAGTTGCCGACACCGGCATTGTGCGAGGCACCTAAGTCGATTCGGATCGTGCCTGACCCTATAAAGGTTGTAATGCAGTTATCGGTATCTGGCGAAGACAGGGTGGGGGTGGTGGTACGCAGTGGGGTAATGTCGTTGAAATACCCGCCATCTTCGATGTACGCTTGCGCGTTGGTGCCAACTGCAAGGTAGTTATTACTAAACGTAGTAATCCAGTTAAACATCTGCCGGGCGTAGCCTACGACAGTATTAGGAGTGTACTTCTCCCAGCCGCCAATCTTCTGTGGCAGCCCGTTTTTAAACCGTATCTTTTCCGACTCCCACCAGCCGCCTTCGCCAGAATAATTAGTCTGGTCGCGATTAATCCCGGGTCTGGCTTGGAGTTTAATAAAAGGCATTACGCAGTGCTCACATTCAATGAAATGGTCGCGGACGTTAGGTTAGTGGTCGTACCTACCTCGCGTATGGTTACCGTTAGGGTAGTAAACTTTGTACCTGCGCCGGTTTCGGCGATGCCCCACATGCGGTCACTCGTAAGAGCGAGCCAAGACCCAGTCGTTCCGGTCTCAAGTGCCGCGCCGCTGACGGTGGCAAAACACTCATAATTGCTGGCTTCGCTGTTGGGGTCTACCCAGTCCTCGATATACGTAGTCGGGGTTCCGGCAGTGGTTCCGGTGTATTCGTACACTTTGCCGTCGCTATCCAGTTGGTAGCGGGCGTAGGCATCTTGCGGAAAAACGGCGCTAAAGAAGATGCTCTGGTTAGTGATAGCCACAACCACGCGATTGTATATTTCTTCCCATACACCTGAGACTTTAACAAATGCAGCTTGCACGTCTTTCCACACGCCGCCGACGTTGACCTGCGGGTCGTCAATAGTTTCCCAAGTACCGGATACTTTAGAGTAAATCGTCATGCTGTATACTGGAACCAAACATCGCCGTCAGAACCGCCTGAAGGCGCACTAGTTGAGATTGTCACATCGCGAGTAGCCATGGAGCCGATACCTAGGTTAGTCCTAGCGTCAGAGGCTGTAGAAGCGCCCGTGCCGCCATCGGCTACTGCGAGATCGGTGATGCCTGTTACAGAACCGCCAGTAATAGACACGCTAGCTGCTGACTGAGTGGCAATAGTGCCAAGGCCGAGATTGGTCCGAGCAGTAGCCGCATCGCTTGCGCCCGTGCCGCCATTGGTAACAGCCAGATCAGTACCCGACCAATTAGAATTGTTTATGGTGTTTGCCGTGGCGAGAGTGCCTAGGCCAAGGTTGGTCCGCGCACCTGCTGCGTCACTTGCTCCGGTACCACCGTTAGCGATGGTTAGGTCGGTTCCACTCCAGTCTGCGTTGCTAATAGCAAGGGTACCGCCTAGTGTTACAGTCCCCGAGCCGGTTATGGGTCCGCCAGTCAGCGTCAGCCCGTTTACTGAGCCTGATGTCCCTACGCTGGTAACAGTACCGCCTCCGGCAGTTGGGGCCGAAATAGTGATTGAACCGTTGCCATTAACAATGGTGATCCCGGTGCCCGCAGTAAGCGTCGCTTTAGTTAGCGTATTGCCAGTGGTATTGCCGATAAGCAGTTGGCCATCGGTGAAGGAGGATTGCCCTGTACCGCCGTTAGCAACCGAGAGGTCCGTACCCGACCAGTTGTCGTTATTAATAGTGTTGAGGGTCGCCAGCGTGCCGAGACCCAGAGCAGAGCGTGCGCCCGAATCGGTCGTAGAGCCAGTGCCGCCGTTAGCAATCGCTAGCGTACCTGTAATCCCAGTGGTTAGGGATACGTTAGTAATGGTATTGCTCGAACCGCTGATTGTTTTATTGCTGAGTGTTTGCGTACCCGTAAGAGTTACAATCGACGCGCTGTCGCTAAGGTCCGTAGAAGCAACTGAACCGAGGTCAACGGTAGGGTTACCCGATACGCCATTGCCATTGGAGATGCTGATCTTAGCGCTACCTGCGGTTAGCGTGCG